CCGGGCCCGGGCCGCCGCCGCCAGCGACCTGCACGGTGAGCACGCCGGCGTTCTCACCGGTGCCGCGCGTGGCCTGCACCCCAGGGCCCGTGAAGTTCACGGTCGTCACGTCGGGGCCGCCCAGGTTCTGGCCGTCCTTCTGGAACTGCAGGAAGTCGGGGAAGGATTTGCCGGTCGGAGGGGTGAAGCTCATGGGGTTCTCCTCAGAAGATGCGAGGCGTGCGCGCGCGCAGGCTGCCGTTCTGGTACAGGCGCTGCACGTCGGTCTTGGCGTTCGAGATCGCGGCGCGGTAGCGGCGTTCGTAGATCATCGCCATCTGCGGGTTGCTCCAGGGCTCGCCCGGGATCGACAACAGGTAGGCCAGCGCGCCGTCCTGCATGGCCTGCTCCCACTTGTTGAAAAGGATGTCGGGCAGCTGCGTCGCGCCCGCCTTGGGGGCAACCTCGATGCTCGCCGTGATCTGGTACTCCTTGTCCGGCACCGGGTAGAGCACAAACTGGGCCTCCGGCACGTAGGCGTAAAAGGCCGGCCGGCCCGGCGCATTGTTCGGGTTCCACTGCCCGGGGTCCCACACGCGCAGGGGCGAGATGTTGCCAGCGTCTCCGATCTCGACCGCGTGAAGGTTCAGGATGTCCAGCCATGGATCGTTGCCCAGGCTATACCGCTGCAGGCCCGGCACGGTCGTGCTGCTGGCCTGCACGCGCAGCCACCGCGATTCGACGCACAGCTGCCGCGCCGCGCGCGCGTAGGCACGCACCAGCGTGACCGTGGGGCAGCGCCGCACGATCTGCTCCACGTCCTGAATGCGTTCGATGATCGGGATCGTGCTCATTGCTCACCCTCGGAGGTTGCCACGCGCGGCGTCACCGCCGACTGCGCTTGCGCGCCCAAGCCGAGCATGGTGTACGCCTGCTGCCGGAAGGTCTGCGATTTCGCGGTGTCCTGGCGCTTGGTGTTCTTCGCGTAGGCGCGCGAGATGATGAGCGCCACCAGCGCCGGGTGATATTGATCCCCCAGGGGCAGCACGTCGGTGTCGCCACTGACCGGGGGAGGAACCACGCCGCGCGTGACATGCACGCGGCCGGTCCCATCGTTGGGGGGCGAGACGACGATGACGGTCGGGTCCCGGGGGTCAAAGGCCCAGTCCTGCACGTCACGCTCGCCCGTGGATGCCGGCCAGTAGCGGCCGGTCTTGTCCAGAAGCTCGCGGTCCACCAGCGTGCACCGGCGGCCGCTGGCCTCGTTGAATTCCACATCGAACACGTAGGTCGTCCCCGCGGGCATGCGCTGGTGCGGCCCCGGCTGCAGCGGCACGTCCCCCGAGACCACGTAGCACTCGGGGCGCACCATCGAGAGCTCACGAAGCGAGTCGTTGTAGTAGTCGATCAGCTCTGCGTCGCTCCACCCCACGCCGCTTTCATCGACCAGGGTGGAGCGCACCAGGCGCAGGGTTTCGGAAACAACCACGGTCCCCATGGGTTACTCCTTCGGGGAGTCCTCGCCTTCCTCTGCCGCCTTCTGCCGACCGTCCAGCAGGCCCTGCGCGCGCGCCATGTTCGCCACCTCCTCGCGCAGCTTGGCCAGCGGCTTGGCCGGGTTGAGGGTGACGCCGAACTCCTCGAGCGCGAAGGCGATGATCTGTTCCTTGTCGGCGCGTGCGAGGTCGAAGGGCTCTTGCGGCTCGCTCATGACCACGCGGCGCACCTTCTGCGTACCGCGCACCCACTCCATGCGCTTCTCGAGCGGCCAATTCGGGTCTCCGTGATACGGGCGCCAATCCGGCTTCTTGAACACGAGGGGGACATTCGGGAACAGGCGCCCCGTCTTGATGTTGATGAGAAGGGACGTTCCGGTCTCTTGCTCCATCTGGCGCTGGCGCTGGCGCGAGCGGATATCGGAAATCCGTTGCTCTTGATCTGCGGTGATTGATGCCATGAGTTACCTCGCTTGGCGTTGATGGGAAACCGGCCCCATGCCCTGGGGCGATGGGGCCGGCACTGGTGCGGCTCGATCAGGAACCGGCCGGGCCGCCGGGCGTGAACGCCCGCTTCTTGGGGCCGCCACCACCCGAACCGATGTTCTGGCCCGGGCCAAGCGGCTTGTGGACAAAGCGCTGTCCAGCCTTGCCAGAGGCGATCGTGCGCTCGTTGCTCACGATCTGCTCGGGGGTCTTGAAGCTGTCGTTCGCGCCGTAGGGGTTGGAGGTCTTCAGCATCTTGCTCTCCTGGGTGAAATAGGAGGGCCGCAGCCCTCCATTGGTTACGGCGACACCGGCGCCCGGTTGACGACGGCGCTGCCCACGTAGGACGGCTCGATGACCTCGTAGCCGTAGACCATCAGGCCGCGGATGATGTACCCGAAGTCGTTCGGGTTCGGGATCATCTCGCACTCGATGATCTGCGACGCGAAGGTCAGGCCCCCCGGGTGACCGAACAGCACGTGCCAGCCGGTCGTCGGGCTGGTCTGCTTCAGCAGGTTGCGGCTCTGGTAGATCGTGAAGCGATCGACCATGCCGACCTTCCCGTTGCGCAGCACCGAAACGCCGTCGCCGGTCAGGGACGCGATGCGCAGGTCCGACCGCTTCATCTGGCCAATCATCCAGGGCGGCATGACCATCCAGCGGCCTTCGTCGCTCACGTTCTGCTCGTCAAGGACGGTGCCGCAGTCGACAATGAAGTCGATCACGTTGTCCTTGTTGATCCCCACCGGGGAAGTGGCGTCGCCGAGGTCGATGTCCTGCGAGTCCACCCCGGCCGTGGTGCCCGAGTTGTCGGCGGACACATCGGCAGGGATGGATTCCAGCATGTCGGCATCGGCGGCGATGCGCAGCTGGATCGAACCGTCGTTGGCGAACACGTCCGCCAGGTCCAGGTCCGATTGCTTCGCGTCCACCAGGTTGAGCGCGACGTTGAAGTATTTGGCCTTGTCGATCGACAGGGTGACCGAGTTGCGCGAGGGATATTGCGGGGTCAGGCCGGCGCCGATCACGTAGTCACCGACAGTCACGTCGGGGACAGTACGGATCTTCACCTGAGCACCGAAACCGGCAATCTCGCCCTCGTAGTCGGTCGAAGCGATCTCGCCGAATACAGTGGTCCGGTAGAACTTCTCGACCATCTTGGCCGAGTAAATCTCCGGGTCGAAGTTGATGGAGCCTCCCGGGCCGTATTCCGGGATGCCGCCATTGCGTGGTACGCCCATTTCTTACTCCTTCACGGTTAGCGTTGCATCCGCAGCCGCAACCGGTGCTCGAAAGCCTTCTCCTCCTCGGGCGTCACATACCGCGGGTCGTGCTTGTCACGAATCGTGGCCTTGCGCTTGTAGAAGTCCCTGATCTCCGCGTCCGTCGGCGGCCTCAGAATCTCCTGCCCGGAAGTGGGCAGGCCCGTTGCCGATGCCGCGGTGCCGGAGGGCACCACCGGCGGCGCCGGGGTCTTCGGAGGTGCGGATTCCGCGAGGAACTGCCGGATCATCTTCACGACCCCCGAGGCGCTCATGTTGCGCACATGGCGCTCCAGGATCTCCTGTCGGACGATTCCGGTGTTCGGGTCTTCCTCGGCAAGCCACAGGAGCCAGTCGGTCCGTTTGTCGAAGGTTTCCATGTCCTCGGGGGTGGAGCCGATTTCCGGCACCGCCTCCAGGATCTCGCGCTGGAATCGCTCTTGCTGCGACTGCGCCGAGCGCCGTCGCTCCTCCTCGTCACGTTGCAGGATCGGGCGAATCTGGGCGTCGATGATCTGCTGCAGCTCCTGCTGCGTGGCCTTGCGGGCCGCGGCCAGCATGGTCCGGCAGTGATCTTCCCCGAATTCCTCGATCTGCTCGGGCGTGAAGTATTGCTCAAGGTCGATGTCCTGCGCCCCGGCCTTCTTCTCCGAACGCGCCTGCGCCAGCTCCTGCTCAAGCTGCGCGATGCGCCGATTCAGCTCCCCGATCTCCTCGCGGTGCTTGGTCTCCTTCGAGGCCAGCAACCCGTTGACGACCTTGAACCGATGTTGCCAATACCCCGCGTCGTTCTCGCGCGGGTCGGCGGGCTCGGCCGGCGTCGGAGCCGGTGCGGGCTGGGGTTCGGCGGGTGACGGGGCAGGGTCCGCGATGGCCGCATCCTGCGGCTGATTCGCACCCTGCTCCTCGGCCGACGCCTGCGACTGGCGGCGGCGATTGGCTCGTTCGAGCCGCTCACGCACCGCGCGCGGTAGCGTCGCGTCGGCTTCCTGACTGGTTGCAGTCACTGCTTGGTTCATGGATTCTCCACGAATCGGCCCGGCTGGCCGGGGTTCGTTTCTCGTGGGATGCCAAGGCGATTCCCTCATTCGATCCGCACCGAACGCTTCCGCTGCTGCAGATGCTCGGCCGGCCTGGCGAGGCGGGATTCCGCCTCCTCGATGTCTTCGATCAACTGCCGCAATTCGGCCGCCCGGCCCTGGGCCTTGACCAGCTCGGACCCCTCAAGGTCCAGCATGCGGTCCTGCCAGTAGGACAGACGCCGGCGCAGATGATCCAGCAACCCAACACCCTCGGGCATCCTTGCGGTTCTGGCAAGGATCGTCAGGTCCTGGGGTGAATGCCACATCGACATGCGCGGATTCTGCCCCGGTGTCAAGTGCCTAGCAACAAAATTGCTCCCCGGCGTGCAACATGTATACTCACGCCACCGGCCGCTGACGCCGGTTCCTCCCTCTTGCCTGACCATTCGCCCCGGCTTGCCGGGGCTCTTTTTTTGATACACTGCACCCGCCGCGCAAGCGGCGATGGGACCAGAAGCGACGGACTTTCCCCGGCTTGACGGCCGGGGATTTTTTTTGCAAGATACCGTGCACGCAGCGTCCTTCGTGGGTTGCGTGTCGGGTGCGCCCCCGGGACTTCGGTTCCGGGGGCTTTTTATTGGCCGCCGCGCGGGCATAATCCGCTGCACCAGCAGAGGAGTGCAGCATGGCATGCGACTACCGCAAGGGCGAACGCCCTACGATCCCCGATCCGATCGACTTCCGGGCGCAGGCCACGGGCGTCGGGAGCACCCTGCGCGACAGCAAGGCATCCGGCATGTGGCGCTCTGAGCGCATCGTCGCGAACGCCACCCCTGAGCAGCAGCAATGCCTGATTCGGTCCGGCTACCCTCGTCCATACCCCGACGGCCTGGCCCTGCCGCTGCGCCGTCGGTGAGCGCCGCGCAGGCTCTGCGCGAGATCGTCGCAGACCTGGCCCGCTACGAGCGCGACCCCCTCGGGTTCGTTATGTGGGCCTTCCCCTGGGGGAAGCCGGGCACGATTCTTGCAGACCAAGACGGCCCGGAGGAGTGGCAGCGCCAGTATCTGGAGCACGTGCGCAGCCGCCTTGAGGCTGGCGCTGACCTCGGGGCGGTGATCGAGACCGATGTTCGTGCCGGCCACGGGGTAGGCAAGTCGGCCCTTGTGTCGTGGCTGATTCTCTGGGGGATTTCGACGCACGAGGATACGCGCGGCGTCGTCACCGCCAACACCGACACCCAGCTCAGGACGAAGACCTGGGCGGAGCTGGGCAAGTGGCACGGGATCTTCATTGCCCGCCAGCTGTTCACCCTCACGGCCACGGCCATCTATTCCGTTGACAAGGCGCACGAACGCACCTGGCGCATCGACATGGTGCCCTGGTCCAAGGAGCGTAGCGAGGCGTTCGCCGGCCTGCACAACGCGGGCAAGCGCCTGGTTGTGATCTTCGATGAGGCGTCGGCGATTGACGACACCATTTGGGAGGTGACCGAGGGCGCGCTCACGGACGAGAAGACCCAAATCTTGTGGGCGCGGTTCGGGAACCCGACGCGCACGAGCGGGCGCTTTCACCAGAACTGCACGCGGCCGCGGCGCAACTGGACCTTCGCCGTGGACAGCCGCGAGGTGCGGTTCACGAACAAGGCGCAGATTCAGGCGTGGATTGACGAGTACGGCGAGGACTCGGATTTCGTGCGCGTGCGCGTGCGCGGCGAGTTCCCGCGCGCTGGCACCTTCAACTTCATCGGCTACGACCTTGTGGAGCAGGCCCGCCGGCGCGAGATTCCGCGCTCGGCCTTCGAGGCGTACCCGAAGATCCTGTCCATCGACCCCGCGCGGTTCGGCGACGATTCCACCGTCATCACCCTGCGCCAAGGGCTGGTGGTTCACTGGCAGCAGAAGATGTCGGGCTTCGACGGCTTCGACATCGCCGGCCGGGTGCATGAGATCGTGCGCCAGATCCCCAGGATTTCCTGCATCGTCTACGACGCCGTGGGCATCGGCGCCGAGCTCGACGGGGCGCTCAAGCGCGTGCCCGGCCTGCCGCCGCTGGTGCCC